CACAAGCAATAGTAGAGGGTGCTGCTGCCTCTGCACGTACAATATATTTTATAAATCCAAACGGCGTAACTTCACCAAAAGCTGTAAGTCAAGCACCTAATGGTGCAGTACGTGAAGGACTTGCTACTGATGTATCTACATTGCAAACTAATAAAGCTAATGATTTTGCTGTAGCTGAAAGAGTAAAGGCAACATTAGAGAAAAGATTAGAAGATGCTTTCCTTATGACTAAAAGCATACAAAGGGATGCAGAACGTGTGACCAGTACTGAAATACAAATAATGAGTAATGCTTTAGAAGCTACGTTAGGTGGCATATATTCTGTGTTAAGTTCTGAGTTTCAAATTAAATATTTACGTAGAAAATTACATTTACTAATAAGAGCAGGTAAAGCACCTAAGCTTCCTGATAGGTTAGTAAGACCAAAAATAGTAACAGGTATAAATGGTCTTGGTAGGGATGCAGATAAAGCAAAACTTATAGAGTTTATAGGCACGATAGCTCAAGCATTAGGTGTTGATGTTATGAGAAGGTATATGAACATTGACGAGGCGATTATAAGGTTAGCTAATAGTGTTGGTATAGAAACTTTAAATTTGATAAAATCAAAAGAAGAGATAGCTCAAGAGTTGCAAGCTGAACAGCAACAGCAGCTTATTAAAGATCTAGCTCCTTCTGCGTTACAGGGTCATAAATTATTAGATCCTAAAAATCAAGCGGAAGCACAACTATTACAGAATGAGGTAACACCAAATGCCAGCTAAAAAAACAGCAAAAAAACGTGACGAAAATGGTCGCTATACTAAAGAAGAAGTAGCAGTAGTAAGTAGTTTAGGTGTAAACGATACACCTGAGCCAACTAAACCAGTTGAAAAAGTTACTGCTCATGGTAATACTATTACAAGTCACTAATTAATTATGAAAGCATCCTTACAGTCAAATGAAACTCCTCCTATGTCACAAGAGGATCTAGAAAAATTTGCTGACGAAAACAAATCTGATAACGGTAAAATCTTAGGCAAGTTTGATAGTGTAGAAGCTCTTGCCGCAAGCTACAAAGAGTTAGAAGGTAAGTTAGGTGATGTTGCAAAAACAAAAGAAGAACCTGTTGCAGAAGATGTTAGTGAATATCAAGAAGATGGGTCTGTTAATTATGATCTAGCAAAACAACAATACGGTGAAAAATTAGGAGAACTATTTGAACAAAGTAATATAGATCCTTTTGCTATAAATAAGTATTACCAGGAAAACAACGGTACTATTTCAGAAGAACATTATAAAGAATTAGAATCTACCGGTCTTACAAGAAACGTAATAGATAGTTATCTTGCAGGTTTAAAACCACAAGAGGGTACAGAACAAGCTGCTGCTGATCCTAGCTTTCCTGAGTATGAAGATATAGTTGGTATTGCAGGTGGTGAAGATAAGTACATGGAAATGTTGAAATGGATGGATGGCAACATATCTAAAGAAGAACTACAAGAGTTTGATAAAGTTGTAGATGCTGAGAAAAGAAACATTCCTAAAGTTACTCTTGCAGTACAAGAAATGTTTACCAGGTATAAAAATGCTATGGGTGTAGAACCTAGATTAATAAGTGGTAAAACATCTGCTTCTCCTAATACGAAAGTATTTAGATCTAATGCAGAAGTTGTAGCTGCTATGAGAGATCCTAGATATAAAACAGATATAGCTTTTCAACATGAAGTACAAAGAAGATTAGCTGAAAGTAACGTTTTTGGTATCTCTGACTAATGGCTAAATCAGTAAGGCTACGCAAAGAACACAAGAGTAAAACTGGTGGCCTTACAAAAAAAGGTAGAGATAAAATAAATAGAGAAACAGGTAGCAACCTAAAAGCACCAGTAACAGGTAAAGTAAAACCTGGCAGTAAGGCTGCTAAAAGACGTAAATCTTTTTGTGCCAGGATGAAAGGTGTTAAAGGTGCTACCAGTAAAGGCGGTAAGCTAACAAGAAAAGGACTAGCTCTTAAAAAATGGAAATGTAAGTAGGAATATTAATCTTTAATATGTCCACTAACTAGGTTTTGGATACTTGTCTTTGATAGCCTTTATAGTAGTTTTCCAAGCATCTATTCCTTCATTATATATCTGATCAAATTGTTCTTCAAATTTTGGATATTCTGCTCTTCTTTTAGATTTATAACTATCATTTTCTAAATCCCATGCAGCTTGAAGTGCAGCAAGTCCATCTGTACATTCTTTTTCTGTAGGCTTAGAACCTCCGTCATGCACTATTAAATTTGCATAAATTTTGTTTTTTGGATCAGACCAACCGAACCACATTCCTGTGCGGACACGAATTAAATAGTCTTCAATATGTGAAGGTCTTATTGGTATCATTTTAAGTATCTCCTAAACGCATAATAACAAGATAAGTTTCACTTCTACCACTATTTCCTTTTAAATCTGTATCACTTGAGGCTGAATACACTCTTAGTCTCAGTTTAACCTGGGATGTATCTGTAACATCAATTATAGCTTGACCAAAGTTACCTTGGTAATTATACCTCTCACCTGAGAGATAGACTCTTGTTTGCTCACCAAAACTAGAATTATTTTCTGTAGCCTCTAAACGAACGAAAACTTCGTAAGCGTCATTATTTTGGTTTTGAATCATACCTCCAAATGAAACTGAATAAAAACCAGTAGAAGGAAATGTCCATATACCAGCAGCATGGTCACTAGAATTTACTGACATACCAGTTCCAAGTTGTGCAAAACCATCATTACTACTATCAGGTCTTTCCCAATTTGCAGTAGATATAATTGTAGTTGAGTTATGGGGAACATTATAAGTTGTGTGCAATCTCCAATGATCTATCATTGTTATTCCACCACCTATTCCTGTTAAATTTGCTCCACTAACAGCAGGTAACGTAGCAGGGAACCTAGCATCTGGAATTGTACCTGATGTAAGGTTGCTTGCACTTAACGCAGTAAGATCTTTTGCTGTGTTTGCTGCTATAGCAGAGTTAATAGAGTTAGCTAATTTATCTTCTGTTACTGCATCATCTACGATATTATTGGTATCTACTTGAAAGCCTGTACCTGCTGCTATATGCCCTGTTACTAATTGACCTGAGGAAATATTAGTTGTTAAAACTTGAACTCCTGTAGGTAAAGTACCTGCAACTAACGCATCAGCAATTTTTAACTGACCATTCATATTGCTATGACTACTGCATTGGTAGTACAAAAGGTTAGGTGCATCATGCGGAACTGTAAATATTATCTCTGTACCACCAGCACCACCATTATTTGTTACTCCTGTGTTGTAAGCATTATTAGTACCACCACCTGCAAGACTGGTTTTTATATAAAAAGGGTGTGCGCCACTACTATTTCTATTTTCAAAGATATAAGTATGACCTCTGCTAAGAGTTAACGTAGGGTCATTTACTGTACCGCTTAGTCCTGGACCAGTAAAAGTGTAATCACTTGAACCATTAGCACCTAAGACATATCTTAGAGTGTCCTCTATAAGTCTTGATGAAACTTGTGTTAAAGGCATAATTAATTAACTCTTTGTTTTAAGTGTACCAATCATGTTGTTGCTTTCCAAGATTTAGAAGTTTCATCCCAACTATATTCTTTGCCATCTGAAGGACAAGCGGTTGGAGGTTGCCATTGACAAGTTGTATCATTTAAAGTCCATGATGCAAATGGTTTTGGCGAAATAAAAGCATCTTTATCCTTGTCATAAATATAACCCTTTCCAGCAAAATTTTTTCTTTTACTTCCATCACTATATGTTTGTCGATAAGTTTTACCTGATGATGCACAAACATCTAACTCTTTACCATCATCTTCTGTTCTGCCATTTAATACTTGAATAACAGTAAGAGTATTATCTAGTTCAGCAAAAAAAGTCATAATTTAAGAGAAAGTAACTGTTTCACTAGAAGATGAAGTTGCAGTAATTGTATAAACTTTATCTGAACCTACAGTAGCATTTGATGAGGTAACACCGCTTGAAAATGTTACTGTAACAGAACTCGGAAGGCGAATAATTACAACACCAGAACTACCATCACCACCAGACGCCGTATGATCGCCAGAAGCACCACCACCGCCACTACCTCTGTTAGCGATACTTGCATCTTCATCCCTTGCACCAGCACCAGCACCACCACCTATAGTAAGGTTTCCAGATTGGTAGTTACCACCTCCACCTCCACCAGCGTAATCAACTGATGAACCTGTAATTGTACTTGCTAAAGCAGCACCACCATCCCCATCTGTTCCACCAGAACCACCATTTTTACCTACGCCACCTGCACCACCACCTCCTCCTCCACATTGAGGAGTATTACCAGCACCTTGTCCACCATTATATCCGTAAGTTCCACTAGCACCGCCAGAACCTATCACACTACCGCCACCGCCACCGCCACCTGATCCACCATTAGGGTCAGAACTTGCTTGACCATCTTCACTTCCATCAGTAACAGTTGCATAACGACCCCCACCACCCCCACCTTTAGATACTATTGTTGCAAAAGTGGTATTACTTCCGTTATTACCATTAGTACCTGCTTGACCACTACCACCCGCACCTATAATTACTGATACTGCGATATGTTTTGCAAGACTTAATTTATCGGCTGCTGCTGTGCCACCTCCTTGCGTACTAAAAGATGACCTAAAAGCACCTGCACCTCCACCTCCTCCACGCCAATTACCACCACCTGCACCACCCCCACCAATAACAAGATAGTCAATATCAACAGTTTCTTGACCTATAGTTACCCATGCATTTCCGTTGTATAACTCATTAGCTTTTAAAGTTGTATTATATCTGTATTCCCCTTCAACAGGACTTCCAGACCTTTGGGCTGTAGTTCCTTTAGGTAATTTTATTGAAGAAGTATTCGCTGATAAATCTATAGTATTTCCATTGCCATCTAAATCTCCTCCTAACTGCGGTGTGGTGTCTGCAACTAAATCAGTAACAACAGATTCGTAACTTGGGTCAGCACCATTATTAGCTCTTAAAAATTTACCATTATTGCTAGATGTACCATGTTCTAACTTTGCAAGTGTTACTGCTTCATCTGCTATATGGGCTGTATCTATAGAACCATCTACATAATGTTCAGAGTTAATTGAATCATCTTGTATATTATCCCCATCTACACAGTCATTTGATAAATGTGCATGGTCAATACTTGCATCAGCGTAGTGTTCTGAATTTATAGAGTCATCAGCTATCTTGCTTCCATCTACTGCGTCAGCTTGTATTTTGCCTGCTGATACAGAATTGTTTTGTAGAATTGCTGTTGTTACTGTATTGTCGCTTGGAGTTCCAATGTTTACAGTAGAACCCATTACTACTGCGTGATAGCTTGCACCAACCGCAGGTGCAGCAGCTAGTTTAACTGTACTGCCATCTAACGCAAAACCTTCTCCTGGTGTAGATGTACCAGCATTAGGTTTTTGTATTACACCTTCTATTATTAGTAATATTTGTTGTGCATTTGTAGGTGCATTTGTAATAGTAAAGTTTTGCGTACTGCCATCAAATGCAGGGCTAAGTGTAGATATAAAAAAGTTACCAACAGATTGTGCTTCTTCCCAAGCAGCATTAGTTCCGTTATAGACTAATAACTTACCTGTACTTGTATTAAAGAATAAGTCTCCTGAGTCATTATTAGTTGTAGGATTAGAAGAACCTACTCTATATCTTTCTGCAAAGTCATTTATATCTCCACTAAGACCTACAAGGTCATCTTCTTTTAAAGTTGCTTTGTGGTATGTATAGTTTTGACCTGCACCTGTAGAAACAACAAGAAATCTAACACCTGCTGCAACACTAGAACCACGAAAGTTTGTAGCAATACCAGTTATGTTTACTGTTGTACCGCCTACTGTTTGACCAGATGCAGTACCAGTACTGCTAACTGCTAGACCACCTGCATCTGCGATACTTATAACAACACCTGATTGCGGTTGTGTATTAGGAAAAGAGTTTTCATTTGCTATTGCTTCTAAACCACCAATAGGTGCTAGTTGTGCAGCTACATAATCTACGATTGCACCACTTGTCGGAAACTTAGTATCGTCATCAGTTATAGATGTTGCTTTTTGCATACCATCTAACTGATT